TTCCATTTGCGTTCTTTTTGATTTTAAATAAGCCAGACCGTCAATATTATCCCTTGAATTTTCAGTTACAAATTGCCCAACTGATATAATATCTTCATTTGGAGTAAACGCTAAAATACTAGTAGTATTGACAATAATATTTTTTGTTAATTTTTCTTTCTTATACACATCTATTGCACCCTGCAATAAAGCAACTTGTCCAAATGGATGATATGCATTATTGAAAAAAATATCTGCCGTTGGGAGTAATTATAATATTGTTTCAAATGTATCAAGTGAAGAAATATCATTTCCCTCTTTAATATCAAAACCTATTATTTCGTGATCTGGTGATAAAAAATCATAAAATGCTTTTCCAATCCCAGAACAGTGTCCTGTGATAATTATTTTCATTTTTTTTCTTCTTTTTTCTGCTCGATTGGCGGGGGGAAATGCGGTTCTATGACATAATGATTAGCAGTCCACCAACCAAAAGCCGAAATAAATCCATACAAAAATAATTCGAGTACCATAATAATTGAAACCTCCAGTAATATATTATATTTATACGTTAAATTCTTGGCATTCTTCGAGTGTTTTTAGGATTTTAAGATTTGGGAGAATTTTTAATATAATATCGATTTTTTCTTGTTGAGATTTATATGCATACGGATTCTTTGGGTCTAGAAATATTTCGTAATCTGGTAGATAAAAGTCAGGAAAGTAGTTTCTCTCGGTGCCAGTTTTGTCCATCCATTTAATTGGTAAGATTGGCCTGATCCATTTTATGCCAAGATAGTCTAAACGTCTTGCTAATTTTTCCTCCCATGAAGAATCTAGCATCACAGTAGTTCCATCTTTGCACTTATATTCACGAATTGACCTAATTAATCTCCTGTGTGTGCTAGCACGTGCTTTTTTACTTAATAGTTTCTTTGTTTCTTCTGTATGTGGTTTGCCTGGCTTGCCAATGGCATTTTTTTGACTTTGGAGGTATTTTCCGTCCCGATGTGCCTGTTTGATTCCCTCTATTCGTTTCTTAATAACCTCTGGAGTTTGAAATTGAATTCCGTTATTTTTGTTAGCATATTCCAATCTTTTCGGATTTTGCAAACACCACCTAGAATGGTTGGCTCTTTCAGATGCGTTAAACTCGGCAAATGGTAACGAACAGTATCTGCAATTATCTAATTTTTTGTATGTCATAATAGTACCTATTTTTGGTACCACCGGAGGGATTCGAACCCCCATCGGACACTTTAGAAGAGTGGTGAATTTCCATTATTCTACGGTGGTGTACTATTATTTATACGAAGGTAGTTGTTCTATCCATTTTTTGGACAGTCGTAGATTATATGAGGTTTTATTTAAGGTGTCAAGAAATGATTAACCAGCCAAGTTTATCTAAATCAGTCTTGATTTCGGGTGCCACAAATCCTTCTTCGTGAAAGCAATCATCATAATCACTTTTCCATGCACCAGAGCAGTACCAATTTAAATAATCTCCGTCACCACGTATATCGGCAATTATAGTACCGGCATAACGCCACGTGCAACTCCAACGAATATTTTCCAACAATCCCCATAAATCTTTTGGTGCAAATTCATTGTTACATAACGCAGCATATAGATTTTGTGCATATATGTCTTTAGATTGCACTTTTTCAACTACCCACCATGTGCTACGTAAATCACGCTCAAGGTTGAATGATTGTTTGGTCATAAAAATATTTATGACTCAATAAAAAAGGCAGACCGAAGTCTGCCCCGTGATACAATGTACTACAAATTAACGCTGTTCGTTAGGAACTAGACCCTTTGCCATCGCTTTGTAGCCAGCAGCGATTAGCTTACGGCTTGCTTTACCATGACGGTACTCAGTAACACGCTTGCCTTCTTTAGTCTTGCTTACGTTGGTGTAAACAGGGTAGCCAGCAAAACGAATTTTACTAACAGCGGAACTTGGATCTTTAATGCCAAATTTTGCCGTGATTTGCACTGAGGTTAGCGGTTGGTTCTTTTCAACTAGTGCTGTGAAAAGCTTACCAGTTTTGGTAGTTTTATCAAACATTGTGTTTTCTCCTAATTTAAAAATTTAAATTTAGCTGCACCTTGCAGCATATTTGGTATTATACAGATTTATTTTTGATTTGCAAGTTTTTTTTAACTTTTTATGATTTTTTTTCTAAAGACCACGAACCATCACCATTGTCAATCCACTCTAGTTCGTCACCTTCTACCCATCCAGTTTCTTTAAGAAAGTCTTCTGGAAATGGAAGAATAAGTTCACCAGTTTCTGGGTCTTCTTCTAAAGTTATAAACCAATTTTTATTTTCCATAATTTTCACAATGTAATATGACGAAGGTCATTTTTAAATCGAAGACTTACAATCACTCTAGTAGTATCATTATTATTCATTACGTTATGCGGGATATCTGTCCTTACCAATACCGGAGATAATATTTCCAATGGTTCAGTTATTAAAGTGGCAGTAAGTGGATCATATGTACATGCATTCCCATCTTCATACCTATCTAACTTAATATTTGTTTGAAAGATTTTTGCATCATACCAACACATAAAAGTGTTTTTAGTATTCAGTAATGGAAGATTTAATGCCAAATACGAGGATATTTTATCTCCGTACATTGTTCCATCTACATGAATTGGCATTGAACACCATGGTCTAGTAATAAAATATTTTATGTGATGTATTGGTGATTTATAAATCTCAACAAGTTCATTGATAATATCACCACATTCTTCTTTTATCTCATGTTCATTTGCAATATATTCATAATTTCCGTTTTCATATCTGGAGAAATCAATAAATTGTTTAAGACGTTCTATAAACACATTTTCGTTATTGAAAGTTACTTTTTTATAAACATTCATGGTAGGTCTACTGGACGATACATCACAGATGGATCGCTGGAAAATCTTCTTTCAAATTCCATATATTCATCATCTAGTGGAATAGTTTCACCCTCTTTTACTGTGACACGAGTTCCCACGGTAATTGTAACATTTCCGTTCAAAATTTTTGAAAACACTTCTTCTTTTATTTCTTCAAACTTGATAATACCATCATTGACTGCATCTTCAAATATTAAATCATTTCTAGCTTTTGCTTCTAGATATTTGTAATATTCTTTTCTATCTAGAGTTTTTTCAGCCCAAGAATCCATTGATATTTCACTACCATCTGCCGCAGTGTCTCTTAATTTTATAAAATCGCCTTGTAAAATAACTGACATTGAATATTCCTTGAAAGGTGCAGGGTGATTGGTTAATAAGGACACCCTGCGAAACCCCATGGTCTAACAGTTTAGGCTGCTAGTAAAACTGCTGAGTCATTCGCAGCTTCACGGCCAAAAAAGGCTGCTTTGCTAACGGTAACTTTTACAGTACCAGATTTTGTATTTGCGTTTGCATTTACGATTTTGCTTCTTTTACGGAGATCGCCTACCGTGTTGTCCATATCCTTACTCATTGCCCTGTCGAAACCATGACATCCCCATCAAAAAGACTTTTTATAATGCAGAACATATAGTTTACAAAAACCAAGATGCCCCACATATAAACCCAATGCCAATTCTCAAACATAAAAGTCCTTTTGGTGGAGATGAGGGGAGTCGAACCCCTGTCCAGAACACCTTTCATTCAACTTCACACAACAATTCTTTTATTCTTCGTCGTCCCTGCCGCCGTTTTCACCATACTTCCAGTATAGATAAAGACCACCAAACAAAATAACAAACAATCCACCAACAATTAACCAGTCCAAAACCATATTAATCTTTTTTTTCAACTAGAACACAACGTGCGGTCATATCATCTCGATGCTTTACTATTGTCGTCGCAACTTCCCAACATTCCTCGAACCGTGGGTACGACTTCCATTCTCGTTCTATTCCGTCAGACAAAAACATCACAAATAATACGTACACAGACATAATAGCCCCCATTACTCTTTATTGCTATTTATGTCCTTCTTACTGTAATATTCGTCAATTTCACTTGTCAATGCTTCTTCATCAAACACATGTGGTTTGGGCATAGGAACAGCAAATGTAACCATTTTGTTATACTCTGTCAAATTTTTATATTCTTTGAAACAGGTAGCATGTCTGGGAACGTTTCCATTCAACCTAGTCATAACCTTCATCATTTTACCATCAATAAATTGATACCCATCAACACCACTAATAGTCCTACGCCAATCCATTGTGTCTGGATTTAGCTGCTTGTATTCGTCAAAGTATATTGTGGATATGTATTCATCTTTAGTACGATTATATCCATGAACCCATACTGCTTCATATGTTTGATTAGTGCCGTAGTTGAGATGACTTGCTTCTTGTGATTCTTTAAATCCATCAATAGTAGCACGACCAACTACATCTGCTGGTGCATTGACATCATCTATCTCTTTTAATGCTTGTCTTCGTTGTACTACTTCTATACCATTAGTCCATGTATCATGTTTCTTGGCGTATTTTGGACCAAAAAACTTATCTGGATGTGTATGAAAATCTCTACTTCGTTCTACTGTTTTATTAATTACTGGTGATAGTCCTATAGTTTTAATGGATACAGCTACGTTACCACCAACAGCATCAGCGTGATGATTCTTATCACCGTGATGTTCCATACCCAATGCATGTGCCAACTCAATTTCCAATGTTCTGGAATCAAGTTTATCTCCTTTGATAATCAAACTTTTTAAATTATGATATATCCGTGCACGTAGCCAATTAAGTTTAATATTTAACATCAATAAAATAAGAAAAAGCGGGGACTAGCCCCGCACCGCATTATGCATTTTCTGCAATACGTGAAATGATATCATCCATCGTGATTACTTTTGCTTT